TAAGTTGGGTATTGGTATCAGTAGATGCTATGGTAAGAGTGTCTCCACTCATAGCCGTACTTACGTTTGTACCTCCAGCTATTGTTAAGGTATCTCCGGGCGTTATGCCTGTGCTACCTGTATCCCCTGAGACTGTGGTGTCTGAAACTACAAAATCTAATGTTCCGTCAGCGTCTTGGTAAGTTACTGCTATCCCTGTTTCAGTATTACCCGTTGTCATAGCCCCAACAATGTCTTCAACTTCTTCTTCTGAAGCCGATTGAGAGTCTACATAGGCTTTAATACTTTGTTGTGTAGCGAGATGACTAGCACTATCACTAGCCATATTATCTTCATCTTTAATGGCTGTACCAGAGGCACCTGTGTTTAAAACAGGACTAGTTAATGTTTTGTTTGTAAGTGTTTCAGCCCCCGTCTTAGTTGCAACCGCAGTGTCAATCGTATCAAAGTTAGTATTAAGCGTAGTTCCCCACTCTCCAGATTGTTCGCCTGGGGTAGGTTTCTCTAGATTAATATTAGGAGTATAACTACTAGCCATTTATTCAACTCCGCTCAATTCGCCTTTAAGACCACGCCGAACGGGTCTCCCGCCTATAGTTGATACTCTCCCGTCTGGAGATCTTTCAATATCCAAATTAGGAGGCGCTCCCGGTGGTTGCTGTTGTTGCCTACGAAGTTCTTCTAGTTTGTTATCCATAACATTCATACGCAAATCTGCTGGACCCATACCAAACATCTGTTGCCTATTCGACAAGTGTTCTATACTAGCCATTAAATTGTTATTTATTTGATCTACAGCCTCTGCTGTTATGTCTGCGTAAGAGGCTTTAAGAGCATCCACTAGGTCTAAGTATTCCGTAGGTTGAGTCCCTTCACTAGAGGTTGTGGCGGGTTTGCCTGTCAGTAAATCTGCTGCTCGTGCGTGTTTCAACGCCGCATCAGACTCAGCTTTCATGCGCTCTGTCTCAGCTTTAGAGACATTAACCATCGCCTCGCTTTGGTTCCAAATAGCCTCCCCGCGATCTCTTTCCGCCTCGGCCTCCATCTCCTTCTCTTTTCTAGCACTATCAATTCCAGTTTTTTGCATAGTGAATTGATGCTGTTCTTGTTTCAGTTTCTGTGCAGCCATCTTAACTTGTTGGTCAAAGTCAGGCTCTGGCGGCTGTGGATTAAGAGAGTTTTGTAGGAATGTGTCTATTGTAGACATGAGTTTTTCTTTGTCTTCTACATTGTAATTTTTGATTACACCCTTGAGGACTATCCAATAAGCAGGAGTGCCAGGAGGAGTGGTTTGAAGAAGTTGGGTCAGTTGTGCAACTTCAAACTCGCGAGCCTGTGCTCCCAAAGCCCCGTGAACCTTAAATTTGTAGTCTGCTACGGGATATCTCTCCGTATCAAACTGCATATACCGCCAAGCAATTTTGTGAATTAATGGCGATAAGAACTCATATTCCATGTTTCGGAGAGTTCTCTTGGCTCGCTTGAGCAACGCGCCCATCATCATGGACATCCCACCTGCTGTTTCGTTTCGCGGATTAACTCCTAACGGAGCAGCGGTGTCTAATGACCCTGTCGCCATAGTTACCATTCTCTCAAATTCAGCGGTTTGTCTGTAGCTTTGGGCATCAGGGCCGGGGAATTTAAAGGGAGCGATAGCTTCATTAACAGGGCCAGAAACTATAATATTTCTTCCTGGTCTCACCGTGAAATCACTATTACGTGGAGCCATCATGCCGTTAACCAGCATTACTGGGTAGGTTGCTAACGCTAAAGCGTCAATCCTAGCTCTTAGCTCTGCATCAAGAGCTTTTTGTGGGTTATATCCCTTTTCTGCGATACCTCTACCCCAGAATCTATTCGGAACAGTATCCCACTGGAAAGCAACAAATGACCTATCTTGCATTATAAAAGGGTTACGAACGATTTTTAATAACGTGCCTCGGTTAGCTATCCAAACAATGCACTCTACCATGTCGGCAGCGTCGTCGTACTCTATCTCACTATTCTGTTCTGCGAACTCTAGAAGTGGGTCTGCTACACTATCTTTCTCAGCATCTTTGAATAGTCCTTTTGGGACTAAACCGTGATATTCCATTATCTCTACGTGCTCAATCTGCTCGTAGTTCTTTTCTGTAATATCTAAAGTAGCATGTTGTTCGTCTGTCGTAGTGTAAAAACCAACAGGGGTTTTATTCCAAATGCCTCTTTCTTGTTTCTGCAAAACCTCGTGCCGCGGTATAGTGTACATGTGAGCCACTCCCAAAGCACTTTCTATATCTTTTGCAGCCACGTCTATGACAAATTCATTTGGATCAACCGGCACTAACTTCACATACAAATCGTCTTCAAAAGCTATATCAGAAGTAGTACCCATAGACCCTGTAAGGGGTATACGTCTTGGTTTCTTTTCTACAGTGATCTTACCTATGCCTGTACCGTAAAGGCCAGCGTTAAGTAGTATTTCCGATATTGCCTTGTTAACATTCCGAGTCTCGAAATCTTCCAATAACTGGTCTGTAACTTGCCCTAGTCTAGTATCTATATTTTGAGCTATTTCCTCTATTTGTTCTGGAGATATTTGGTCTTGATTCTCTTTAATAATCTGCTCAAAGATTTTTTCGCGAACATCGTCTTCTAAATCAAACCACCGTTTTCTGTGGAAAATAGTCTCTTCCATCTCCGCAACGCCTGCTTCAATAGACTGCTGCAGTGCAGGGGCAATGATTTTAGAACGCTCGTGGTGTCGGATTTTATCCATATCACCACCGTGCTGGCCTCTCCAAATTCTGTAATACTCTTTCCACCGATCTTGGTGTTGAGAATTACGTGACCGTTCCCAGTTTTCTACTTTGTAGACTACCCAACCTGTCACTTCATCATCGTAAACTTTCTTCTCCTGTGTAGGAGAATTTACTATAGGGTCTACAAGTTTTGCTATCGCCATTCTTTCATATCCTCTTTTATAAACCGCTTATTGCGTCCATTGGTTCCCACTCAGACTCTCCAAGACTTTGGTCCATATCGTATGGAGTGACCCCTATTTGGTCAATATAAGCTAAACTATCCATCATATCGTCATGCGCTAAAGGGTTAGGGAAGTCTAAGAACTGGTCCAACAGTTGCTTTGTGTAGGCTCCAGGTTGGAATGTGAGCCGACCTTGCTCCATTCTTCCTTGTAATGCCCAAACTATACGGTCATATTTTTTATTATTCCCGTGTGACAACTCGGTAATATACGGATATGTGTTTAACCGCCGCATATTGTCTTGGAGATAGGGCATTAAGGCGTTCTTTAACGCACCACGCTCTATACCAACCGCTCTTGGCTTATATTTCTGTGCTGCCCGTAGTATCCGCACGGCTGTTTCTCTTACATTCCACCTACCAGTGATTATTTCATGACAGTGCCACCCGTCAGTTGTAATCTCCACCACGCTAATGGCTGTTTCATCTAATCTTTTAATTTTGCCTTGTGCTATACCCTTAATATCCCCGTAACCAGCGGGGTCTACCGCTATATACAGGTCTCCACCTTGGAGTCCCTTATCTTCTATTACGAACAAGTCCGAAGTAAATACCGTACCACCAAATGAAGAGAAGTTAGCCTCAAATTCTTGCCTTACATACTCTAAAGGCATGTCTTTAGTCGCTAAAACTACTTCTTTGGGGTCCAAAAACGGGTTATCCAAGGACTTAAATGTCCAAGCACCCCAATCGTCCTCTTCCTCTGCTTTACCCGCACTCAAAAACAGGTCATAGAAGTGATTTTTGCCGTTTGGTGTCCCAATAAACAACCCTCCACCTCTTACATCAGCTAGTGTTGGCCGAATGATAGCCGTCCAAACATCCTCCTTCATAAAAGCATATTCATCCATAACCACGTAAGAAAGCCCGACGCCTCGCAGCGTCTCTGGGCGATCTGATCCTTTAAGGTAAATCTGCCTTCCGTTTGTAAGGGTGAGTATGCACTCATTCTCCCTTACTTTTTCTGTTATGGGGGCAGCCATTTGCTTTAAAGACTGCCACATAATGTCTTTGGCTTGGTTAAATGTTGGAGCTATGTAATAACAAGCTTTATCCGACAAGTCGTAGCCATACTCGTTCGTCATTTCAAGAGCTTTGGTTATTAATTCCACTCTAGCCAGGTAAGATTTACCGAATCTTCGCCCTGCACCTACAACTTTAAAGCGCTTTGGGGATACGAAAATCTTCTGCTGTGCTTTGTGTAATGTAAAAGTAAGCTCTGTTGTCATAAACTACTGCCTTTGTATGCTAGTAGTATTATTTCCCACCGTTGGACACACCCTTAGCCGGTATGGTGGTCGCCGGGGCTATAGACGCCGCTACGTGCAGCTCTGCGCTCAGCGTAATACCTTGGTTGTTAACACCACCTGATTTACCTGCATTAGCCTTATCACTACATTGTCGTTCTTTCATACTCTTGCACCTCCTCGAAATCTGCGTCAACAGTTTCGTTTTCATCTACACTGATATCATCAAGACCTTTTATGTTGATGATAATTCCTCCAGCTTCTTGAACACCATAATGCTCTACAGCCTTCCTAGCCGGTATTGCTCTTTCAAGCAGAAGGCGTGCGGCTGTCATATCACCCCCTTTGGCTTCTTGTACGACTCTTCGTATAATAGCCTTAAATTCTTTATTCATCTCTCCAGCGAATTGGTCTATCAATTCGTTTTGAAGGAGTGTTAATTTATTCTTTGACCCTTTTGACCTGCCTTGGGGGTTAAGTGATGGTCCCCCTTTAACTAAAGCTGGATTACCTCTTTTGTTAGCCATAAACTAAAACGGTCTATTATATTGTAAATTGGCTCTTGTGGAGCCTGGGATACCTACTGTGCTACTAGCACCTCCTGATAAAGTACCACCAAAAAGATTATTTAAATACCCGTTAAATAACATCTCCTGCATAGGCACACCTCCAAGCGTATTTCCTCTTAGTGTAGTACCTACTCTACCTCCGTATCTCGGCGTGTTATAACTTAGTCCAGCTTCTCCGCTGTATGTTCTTGGTATAAAGCCTTCAAAGTTGCGTAGATCGCCACTCAAATCTACGTCAAATCCTCCAGGTAAGGTATAATTTTTATTTATACCTGTTTCCGGTAAACTTGAAAACTGTCGTAGTAACTGCTCAGTTGAGGGTCGTGCATTCACTCCAGAAGTAGGTGGTCTCCAGAATAAGTTCCGCTTTTCTTGTCTTTGTTCATTTTGTTGATTGTCCCTGCCTTCTTTTTGTAAAGGTGGTGTTCGTCCTTTTGGTGTCCTTGCCGAATAAGGGGTTAGTACATTTTCTAACCACTGCGGGTCTTGCAAGCGTTCAAGTACAATTTGTCGAGTTAAGTCGTCCATTAAAGCCCTTCATTAAATTCTTTAACTAGACTTTTAGGGGCATCTTTAATTGGAATAGAACCATCTCCATAATTAGTTAGATAATATTTACCATTGTCAGTTATCCCAACAATCCTCTTTTCCACACCGCGCATCTTTTTAATAACTCTGTCTGCTCGCGTCTTTACGGTCCTACTATACTCAGTGTTTTCTAATTGCTTTGCTACTTCATCAAAATCACCAATTTGTAAAGCAGCCCTAGCTTTCGGCCATTCCCAACCACCTTTTTTGTTCTTCTTTGCCCACCATTTGCCCATATTAAAATCCAAATTAACTAGTGCTTCACGCTGGAGGCTATCTGCTTTGTCCCATCCAGGAGTAGTTCTCGCCGAGGCTATGTGCTTTTTAAACTCCTCATTGAAGATTGACTCAATCTTGTCTCCCTCTAGGTAGTTTCCTTTATTTTTCGTAACCACGCCATTTACTTGTCGTTCTATGTCTTTGAATTCACTAGCATCCAAAGCGGCAGTGGAGCCGTCACCTATTAAGTGGCCTATCCCTGTAGTCCAGTAGCCTTTTGTATCCTTATACACATAGTTTCTGCTACCTTCGTCAGCCATCAGGTTAGTTTTAACAGTATTTAACTCACGTGGGCTAAACTCTTCCTGGCTACTTTTTTCTGTCGTTTCCACGCTCTCTAAAAAAAGATCGTCTAAAGCTGAACCCGTTGGTTCAAAAGAAGACCCACGCGAACTTCGCGGCGAGTCGTATAAACTTCGCACCGCGGTCTGGATAGGGTCACCCGTGAGGAAATAATGAGAGGGCATTAATAGGGTCTGGAGAACTTACTGAAAATGTCCCGCCCTAGCGGCAGGGTTGATTCTTCACCCATTCCAAACGTTCTTAATGCTAAGGATGGATTGTGTATAGAACCTAAAGAAGCCGCATTGCGCGGCTGAGAGCCATACATCTGATTTGGTCCAGACGAGAACTGCCCTTGAGGGGGCGTAAATTGATTATTTAACACCGAACCATATGGTGACGCTGCTTTTTTACGGTTATCCACCCCTGTTGGGCTTGTTGGTAGCATGAAAGAACCATAAGTTGAAACAGGCATAGTATTTCCCTTTCTTTAAAAAAACAATTCTACTCAAGCGTTACTATAGTATACCGTACTTTAACCCCTATGTCAATAGGGGATGTTACCTTTGTTTGTTGAAGTTTGTATACAGTAGTTTAATATCTACTGTAGATATATAGTATATAGTATATATATACCTGTAGTATATATATATATATATATTATAGTAGTAGTAGTAGTATATATATTATATTATATTATAGAGATATTTTATTTATTTACTACCATTACCCGAACCTAACTATCTGGTAAATTTAAGTCAAAGTTTTCTTTGAAAACTCTTTCTTTCAAGTTTTATACCAAGCCTTTGTTTTATATATAAATTACATA